GATACAATATTAATATTTTGTGTTGAATATAAAAATATTTTTGATCACTTACTTAGTAATAATAGTTAAAATCATAATGTTGCTACTCATAATAATGCTATTGTTTGATGTTTATTGTTATATTTGCAACATCATTTCGTAACAAAGTTACATTACTGGATATGAAAACTTCTACTTATACACAAGAGACATTGATAATAGAGAAACCTTCTAAGGGCTTATTAAACTTTATAAATCAACTGAGAGACAGGAAATTATCTCAGCAAGAAAAATTGCGCAATCAAAAAGCATTTAATATCGAAATAAAAGCATAATTTTTTTAGATGGAGGAAATTTCCATTTCTATTAGTTCAAAATCGAATGATGAATATCGAATTATATTGTCTCCTTTCAACCAAGATATAATTCCGTGTGAAGTGCGTAAATCAATTCGGGATATAGAAATAGCAGATGTTACCTTAGAGAGGGTTAAAGGGGAGAATCCAACCGATATTGGAATATTGCTTAAAATATCAGATATCATAGGCAAAGTTCTTAATGATAACAATAACCTTATATTGTATTTTTATTGTGATGATATGCATGATATTCCAAGAAGGGATAAGGCTTTGACGCCTCAAAAGTTCAGAAGTCTCCTATTCTCAAGAATGTTTGATAAGTATATATCATCAAATAGTATTATCAACATAATAAATACGCCTATTGAAATTAAAGCAGATAGGCATATTTATATCCATCTAATATCAAGAGCCTGCCATTTAGAACACGTAAATGCTATAAAAAGTACAATAATGGAAATGGAATCAAAATAAAGCCGGAAATTATCCGGCTTTATTAATAAGGAAAATCACAACTCCCGATATATAGCTATTGGGTCAATTATACATTCATTTTCTAATCTACTGGTAAAGGAATCTTCCAACTTTGCTAATATGTTGAGGATATTTCGATTAGCTGATTTAAACGCATTCCCCTCTCCATGAACATCATCCAAATTTGCTCTACTATTACCTATTTGTGTAATAGTACCAATAATTGTAAATTCAACTTCGCTCTTTCTAGAATACTTGTATATCAATGAATCTATATTTTCTTTTAAAAAATCTCTATTTAGTACAGATGAAAATAAAATATTGTTAGGAGCAGGGAGTAAGATTTCAAGATTGTTTTTATAGCCGTATAACACGATATTTTTTAAATGATCGAGCCACTTCTCATCTAATCTTAAACCATTACCTTTTAAATATTCTTCAAACCTTTTATCGATTTCTTTTTTTAGAAGCCCAACTTTGTTCCTTTGCTCTCTATCTTTAGCCTTATTTGTTAGTTCTTTTAATTCATCCTTTACTTTTCCTGAATTGTCAAAATATTGGATATAACCAAGTCCCTCACCTAATGTATTAAAATTTAGCAAAGTATCTGTTGAAGCCTTGTAGTCATTGAAAAATATTTTTCCTTTAATTCTTATAAAGCTTTTATCAATAATATCTTCAATTGTGTCAGTATTACATGGAGTATATAACTTTCCTCTTGCTTCTAATTCTTTTTCTAATAATTCAAAAGCATAATCATGTAAAAAACGTTTTTCAGAAGAATCCTTTTCTTTGACGAGAATATCTCCCATAACTCTACCACTACCCAAGCTACCTTTTTGTTGTTCAGATTCTGTGATGGATTCTTTTTCACCACTTAATATATATTCTGTTAATCCTTCAAAAAGTTGGGAAGATATAGAGTACATTTTATATTCATCCAAATAAATAAATGACTTAATATTATCCATTTTCAAATTCCTTTCTTCGATCTTCTCTATTTTTATTAAATTGTTTTATACTCTTATTTCGGCTTTCCATAATTGACTTAATTGCTACATATCCTCCAGACAGGCAAACAATAATAGTCAATGCTAATAATATAATATCAATTGTTCCCATTGTCTAAAGAATTTAATTTGTTCATAATAGCATTACTAAACAAGTAAGAAACTATGCATAATAAAATCGAACAAACAAATACAACGGTTTTATCAACAATGTATCCTTTTGTTTGTTCCGCAAAGTATAATACACCAACAATCGCTGACAGTATAACAATGAAGATAACAGAATAACCAATAAATGTTGATTTTTCTTTTGGAGTCAGTTCTGTTTCTCCATTTAACTCGTTTAAATTTGTCAAATTTAAAGTAAGTCCAAAGAACGCGACATCCACAGGACTTATCAATTGTTCCCAATCTTTATTAAGTGAAAACAGGCACATAATTATCCTTAAGAATATGGGAATTAGTCCTATAATAACTGTATATATTACCCACTTGCATTTTCTCATTTGTGTAAAAATAATATTTGATAACGCAAAAATATTATTTTTACAGAATAATGCAATTCTAATAGGTATATTTTTTATTATGAGTGTAGCCATATCTATTTCTTGTTTCTTCTTCTGCGCGAAGCCATGTCCTTACCCTTCACCTTTGTAACCTTGGTACCGGTAACTGTATGGAGCTTGTCACGCTGCATTAATACTAAATTCCTGTATGGTATCTCATAGACCACTTCCCGGTATGACAGATGCAGATTTTCCATGAACGATGCAATCTGTCCCAAGAGAGTATCATTTCCTACGACCTCGGTTTCGCTGCCAGCAGACTTACGTTCCTCGCCAAGCTGACAGCTTTGAGAAAAACCTTTGAGTCAATCATAGAGAGTGCTTCATCTAAAGCATTTACGTTTTCTTCGTATGTTCCTTTTGCCAGTTCTTCACTCAAGTTTTCGTCACCAGCTATCAGCCAGGAGAGAGCCTTGCTGTAAGCCTCGCTTTCTCCAAGGGAGAGAAGCACTTCTTTCAAATTGTCTGCTTCTTGTACGCCTGACAAATGGGAGATTGCCCCGGCCAGCTTGTGGATAGTAGGAGGGTAGACCGTGTAGGCTTTCCCAGCGACAAACACCGTTCTGAAATCACTTCCGATAATGGATTCAGTTACTATTTTTGCTCCTTGATTCATTCTGATAAAAGATAAAAATTAAGGGGTGAAGCCATAAAGCCCACCCCTGTTATGGAATTCAATCTCTACCTATTGGATAGGCATTAAGCACCTGCTTTTACTTCAGATGAGTCAAACCAGTATTCCGGTGCAACTTCTGCATTTTGTGGTTCCAGTTCCACCGCACTTACAGGAATACCGACAGCCTTGTCTGTTGTGGCTTCACGTGCACCGATGTCAGCACGGGGAATCACACAATACTGGTCATCGTCAGTCAAAGCGACAAGTAACTTCTCAATGTTTACCTTGCCTCTTGCTCGTTTCCAACCCTTATCAGTGTTAATTACATCACCACCCATGAGGTCTTTCTTGGTCGGATAGTCGTACTCACCAATGGTGAAGTTCACGGTTACATCGCCCATTTCCTTATCACTACGATAAGTCTGACCGGTAAGCTGGTTCTTGTAGTTAGTGCGGCTTGCTTCCGCTTCTTCAAGTGTCCATGTATCCTGATGGATATTCTTAACCTCTTTTAAGGTTTCACCTTGTAAAAGAGTATATAAAGCCTGCCCAGTCAAATCTGCTGTGATAGCATTTGTCTCGCCATACCAAAGTTTCTTGATATTCACGGCGGTGATTTTCTTTGATTCTGCCATATTATTTCACATTTAAAACTTCAAACAAAATTCTTACATTCACATAGTGACACTTTAAGGATGTGTCCTCCTCAGTTCCGATTGACTCGATGGAATAATGATAGGTGGTACCATCATAGCGTCCGGTTATTCCGTCAAACAATTCTTGCGCCTGTTTCTCCAGCTCGTTCAGACGGATGGTGTTGGCTTCACCGTCTTTCAGGTCGGGAACACAAAGGTTCACTTCTACGAAAGATTTCTTCCAATATTTGCTTGGCTGTTGTTTCTTGGCATGAATGACAATCCTTTCGGATTTCAATTCGCCCGTCAGCTTCTTGCCGTGAGGAACGATGGGAATACCGAAAGGCTGGCAATCACGGTAGAGTATGTTCGCGATGTCGGTAGTTACTATCATTTGACTTCCTCCTTCAATCGTTTCTCAGCGTATAGAGCCGCACCAGTTGATACTTCATAGCCTTTAGATTCGACGTGCGAGGCATACTCAGCATCGTTTCTAATCACCAATCCGTCATCCTCAACTGAATACTTATTTGACTTACGGAGTGTTCCAGTCCGGTTCTGATAGTTGCCATTCTTTACAGCGTAATCGACAGCCTCTTTACCAACCTTCTCCTCAACGGCTTTCACCTCGGCATAACCTTGTTCGAAAAAGCTATCCACGTCCGAAAAATCAAACTTCACATCCATATCTCTGAGTAACCAAAATAGTTTGTATTCTTCACCATGTAAACTTTGCCAGTTCCACGGACATTCTCACCGTCCATACATCTGACTTCATCACCAGCACTCAGTGAGATTTTCTTCTCACAGACTACGTGATAATTCGGTCGGAACACCTCACCGTTCTCCGAAGTAAACTCCTTGGTCGAGTTATCATCACAACGGCATTTACACACGTCCTGCCAGCTTTCACCACCGGTTCCGGGGATAGGTCGGCCAAACTCGTCTGTTTCCATCGGAGTAAAGACCTTAACCTGTAATGTATGTGGAGCAAATATCATAGGAATCTGACTTTAGGTTTATCGCTTAACGTATCTTCAAGACCATACTTCTTGCACAAGAAAGAATAGTATTCCTTTACGCCTTTTGTATCCCATGACATAGAGAAACCGTTCTCACTGATGGAAGTGGCACGGAGTAATAGAGAGGGGATGAACTTCGCCATAGCCACTGAAACAAGTCCGATGTTTGACGGGCCCATCTCATCCTCTCCGCTTACTTCTGAAGAAAAACTTATCTCCAAAAGGTCAGCCTCCGACAAGTTGATGCCGAAGGTCTGAAACTTCTGTGATATGTAGTCATTTACTGTCATGCGTTCATGGTTGACAAATCAAAGTTCACAATCAGATTCGGGTTCGTAATCTGAGGAATCCACTCTGCGGTGTATTCCAGATAACGACCGTTCTTGTCCTTGTAACCGGAAATAAGCATATCACCGTCTGCCTGGGTGTAGTTACGTCCCGGTACGCCGTCCACTGCTTCGTATGGAGTGTGGAAACGCATATAACCGACCTTATCCTGCGGAAGCAAGGTGATACGGTCGTCGGCGTAAATCTGCACGTTCTTTCCGGTCTGGTCTTTTACGTAATCTTCCTTGATTTCAATGGCCGGAAGCCCGATGCCAGTGAACACTTGGGAAGCCAGTTGAGATGTAATCAAACCGGTTGAAAGGTACATTTCATTTCCTGTAAGCTGCATCTTGAACTTGTCACCAAACTCAGCCGACCCGATGATATTCTTCACGAAAGTTCCTCGGGACATAATCATCTTCTGGAAGTTTCCATAATCAGCTTTCAGAGCATTAATCTGCTGCTGCAAATAGGTGATGAAGTTCGTCTTCGCACCAGTATCAGGCTTGATGAACTTGAACGGCAATTCAATGTCGAGAAGGTCAACGCCTCCGGCATTGTCATCCTTATTCTTGACTGTTGCTTCTCCGGTCATCAGAAGTGAACCTACAATAATATCCATGCGCTTGTGGGCTGCCAAAAGTACCTGACGGTAATCATCATAGATGAAGTTCACGATTTCCTGCATGGCTGCTACCTGGTCGGCAGGTTTAGCTGCATTGAACTTGTCAATCAAGTCCTGAAGCTCAGACAAGCGGTCAATGGAAATCTGGTAAGCATCGCCAAGATAAGCGATTTCACCATATCCTGAGCCGATATTCCGGCGTTCACGGATAGGCTTCTCACCATAACGAGAGTTGATAGAACCGGCCATCACGCCCGTAACTTGTCCGATGTAGTCCTTGAACACACGAGTAGTCGTTCTACGGAAATCGAGGTACTGCTGCCAGTAGATTGTATCCTTACGAGTCTGAAGGACACGCTGAATAACGGCGTTAACGATGTTGGGGTCGTTAAACAGAGTATGAATAGTTAGCATCATATATTAGTCCTCCTTTCTTTATTTGCTTGCAATTATACCTGCTGCTCTCAACGATGCTAGAAGAGCATTAATTTTATCTTTCTCATCACCACCTGCTGCATCATCAACTTTTGCACCCTGCTTTACCAATCCCAAGGTACTTGAGTTAGCTGCCTGATAGGTAGTGTTATTGTCCGTCCAAGGTACTTCTACATACGCCTTTCCACCTTCCAATGCTACTGGATATTTCTTTCCGCTTTGAGAGAATCCCAACTGAATACCTCCCATCACAGAATCAGAAGCTTCTGGCAGTTCATACGAAACACCAGCCGGGGATTGCACGCCTGCAGCGTTGAACTGGAAATGCGGCATGTTAGCCTTATCAATGTCAGAGAAAGGCATAGCCAATTTGGTAGGCTCAATTTCAAATGCTCGCATCAAAAGAGCAACTAATACAACGCCTTCTTCTACTTGTACTCTTCCGTACAAAGCTGAGTTAGCAACTACCTTTGGAGTAGTACCGCTTACAGCTGTAGCTTCATAGAGTACAGTACCAACTTCCACTGTTTCGCCAAAGTCGGCAGCCAGTGTCAACTTATCGAAAGCTTTGTCTGATTTGTCAATACTGTTGATGGTAGCTCCATGAGAACCATTACCCAGATGCATACCCACATAAGCCAAAGAGTTTTTCTTGATCTTCAAAGTGGTATTGGAACCGGTGGTAAACTTTTCATAGACTTCTACACGGATGGCCACCTGAGCGGTTTTCTTTACTAAGTCGGCGGCAATGGGAGTGAAGGATGGAAGAAATGAACCAGCAACAAGGTTGGTCGTATCCAGCTTGTAAGGCCCTCTGCGTCTTACTCCGGTAGAAACATCATAGCGTTCCTCGATGGACGGTTCAGGCTCCATGTAATACTTGTATCCTGCTGACATAAATTACTTGTTTTGTTGTTCGACAATAGATTTTGTGTCCGCCTCAATCATTTTGGCGAACTCACTCGCTTCTTTCTCCTGCTTCTGTTCGGCAGTCTCAGGAGCTTTGGAGAACTGAAACCCGTTGTTAGACATATCCTGCTTCATGTCCTTGAAATAAGTATCCAAGTCCGTGTTCTCAGGAATGTTGCGGTCTTTCAGCATAAATTCGGGAATACCGTACTTCTTCGCCACTGCTGAAATCTGAGAATTGCGCTGCGCCTGCGCTTCATTTTCCTCCATTTTGGCCAGCTTGTCGGCAAACGGCTTGATACCGGCGGCAATGCCATCGGCAATCATCTTTGCGATGTCTGTCTCCTGCGGCTTTGGAGGGTCGTTTGGTTTCGGTGGTTCTGGTTTCGGATTCTCGATTGGTTTTCCGTCTTTCAGTCCATGCTTCTTCTCGTAGTTTGAAACAGCGGAAGTCTGCGCCTGTCCTGCACGGAAATCACCATAGTTTTGCATCACGTCCTGAAATGAGATACCCTCAACGATGGAGGTCACCTTCGTTTCGTCCGTTACACCCTCTGCCTTCTTTGTGGCGATACGGGTGAGTGTGGCAGTGTCCACCCCAGCGAATTTCTGTTGCAGTCCTGCCAAGATTTGTTCAAAGATTGTCATACCGTATGAGTTTGATTAATAATTTCATACGGTAAATTTACTTATAGAGAAAGGGAAGGGGAAATTTTAAGGCTAACGATACGAAACAATTAGGGGAATGTTCGTTTTTAGACAAAAAGAAAGCGTGACTACTAGGGTAATCACGCTGGAACATCATTCAATTATACTTTTAAAATTTCAATATAGCTGCTTCTATTTCTTTTTTGTCAGAATCTTTTACGTTCCTCAAAGCATTCAGGAAAGGTAAAATTAAAGAGTCATCAACCATGAACCAGACTGGATTTTTAAATAATTTTGGGTATCCGGGATCATCTCCATAGCCATTCCATCTCATTGCCATTCTTCTTTCCCCATTTTCCCAAATACCTATCGCTATAGAAAAATCATCATTTTCAAATACAACATTCTCAACCTTAAAATTACTTGGATTTACATCTTTTGCTTTCATTGTACTATCCTCCATTATATTTAATTAATAATCATAACAAATTTATAGCTGCCAGTTCCTCTGTCAGCGCGTTAATACCTTTCTGAATCTTCTCCAACTGCTGTTTACGGGGTTTGTGTACTCCAGCCGCATAATGCCACAACTGACGCTCATTAATTCCAGTTATCCGGCTCAAAGCAGCTTTAGTAAAGATACTGCTGTAATAGTTGATGAAAGTGGCAGCATCTATCTTGAACTTCAATGTGAACTCTCCCTGCAAAATTTCCACTGGAGCGATGTTCATCTCCTTGCATGACTCCAGGTATAGTTCAACAGCTTCCTTCATGTTCTTCTCGATTTCCTTCACATCGTTGCCAACCGTTATCACCGGAGCACCTTCAATGTAAGCACTAAGATTATTTCCAGCATGTTCTACAATCACTTCTACGGTTTTCATACTGACCTCCTTTTTATCGTTAAACAAAAGAGGCGGGGGCTATTTTAGCCCCGCTTGCCTCAGAATGTTGTAATAAGTGCCTTTCTCAACGCCTTTCTTGCCGTGGTCGGGGACAATCACTACATGGCTACCATCAGTGTAAACCATGTGACTGCCTTTCTGCCTCACGAACCAAAAGCCATTTTCAGTAAGCAGCGTTACAACGTCTTTAACTGATTTGTAGCTCATAGCGTTTAAGACTTAATTACGATGCAAATATAGTAAAATAACGAATAATTACAAAGGAGTATTCATGTTTTTACTATGATAAAGAAAATAGCGATACCTCGAAAGATACCGCTATTCAAATAGTCAATGTTTTAGATTTATATCATTCTGTTTTGTATTATCCCCGTAAATATTCTGACTGAATTGTTCTATTCTTCAGATTTGCTGCTGGAACTTTTAAGAGAGGAAAGCTGTTTCTGTTTCTCAATGTCGTTCTTCTGTTTCTCAGCCTGCTCTTCCTTGATGGCTTCAATCTCGTCCAGAACTGCATCCACGTTCCCCACAAAGGTGATAGCCCGTTGCTGCGACCAGATTTCGCCGTCCTTAGCCTTGATAGCAGTGTCTATCTTGTCTTTGATGTCCTCCAGTTTATATGGCTGCATCTGCACATCCACATCAATAGTCTCGGAGGCTTCTTCTAGGGTGGAATTCACGGAACCCAACGCAGAGACAAGAAAGTTTACCCGTCGTTGCATGAACTCGCCGACGGTTTCATTCAGGTTCTCCACATTCAGGTGTGTGGACATGAACACATAATCGAAGGTAACACCGGAAACGGCGTTTCCTGTACCCTTCAGGGAGTCGAAAGAGATTCTGGGCGTATTGGTCAGTCCGTATATCTGACTTAACAGCGTCTCCACCTCGAACTTGACAGTATCTGGTACCTGTGACCAGGTAAGATACTGGGCATTTGCTCCCTGGCCGGTCAGCTCGACCACCCGGTTTTTGAACTCACCGGAGAAGTTCTCCACGTTACCAAATAGCATGAGAATAGGGAAGAAGTGGTAGTCGATACAGTCTGCATAGTTTGAAAGAAGTTTCTCCAGTCTTACACGGAGGCTCTTTATCTTTTCACAGTATGCTTCCGGACGGTACATATAAATCACTGGCATCTTCTTGAATCCATGAGCAAATGAGCCTTTGTCGGACCAGCTGCTCGTTAGCTCCCACTGGTAAACCATATCCTTGGTAATGGTCATGAAACAGGTAATCTCTACATCGTTCAGGTCTTTTTTCTTATATTCACGGGATAGGGCCACCAAATCCCCCTGGTCATTGAAGAAAGGGTAGAGCTTGTCGCCACGGAACGGAGACCAGATGGCACTCTTCAGACGGTATTCAGGTTTTGATTTGCCGAAGATTCCTGAAATCTTTCGTTTGAGCTTTGCCCAGAAGCCGTCATCCTTCACCACATACCAGTATTCGGCTACTTCCTGCTCGGCCAGCCATGCCCGGACTACTTTCTTGTTCTGGTATTTCAACTTGTTTTTCTTGAACACCTGCTTCAAGGCCGAAAGAAGATTCTCCTCCGATTCATCCGGCTGGCAATCAAGGACCGGTTCTGTTCCCACGGTGAAGGCAGTCTGAATGTTCACGATGTCCTGCTCGATAGGAAGAGCAATCCTGTTTGGGTCAACTTCTTTCCTGACCGCCGGCTCAACATATTCTTTCCCGGTTTTCGGGTCTGTAATCCGTTTCTCAGGCTGGGTAGTGATTTTAATTTTCGGGTATTTCTCTTCATCTATCACTATCTCGTGCTTGTTCGGATTCCAGTCGTTGTAAAGAGCGTGAGCGTTTGGTTGCTCGGTTTTTCGTCCTTTTTTCAGATAGTAGATTTTTCTCTCTACTTCCGGCATAGCTAAAATTTCTTCTATAGTCATATCTCAAAGTTTAATGTCCAAATATTCCTGAAACGTCTTTGGGTTTCATAATTCTACCGAGAAGTTCTCCCAGCACATAGTAGCGTGCAGCATCTATGCCATGATTATCATGGTCTTCAGGTTCGTTGATGTAGTTTCCATCCTTATCCTTTGCCCATACATAGTTTCTGAACTCCCGTTGAAGGTTATAAGAACGCTTGGTGATGAATATTTCCATTCCCTGCATCTTGTCAATACCGGCATTGACAGAACCTTGCCCTTTCTCTACCGCGTATATTTTAATCCCTCCGTTATGAATCTCCTGAATGAGTCGCGGGTCCGCACTGTCGGCAATCACTCTCAAATTCCACGGGCGTAGCGTCTTTATAATATCCCCAGAAAGTAATCCAGTTCTATAATCCACTTCATCCAGATAAAGCGCATTGTCTACGATGCCACATCGAATAGAAGCCGATGGATCATTTGTATAACCAAAGTCCTGTCCAATAGCCACCTTCTTGCACCACATGGGGAACTCATCCACGATACCCCATTTCTTGAACACTGCACCTTCGGCCACGTCTGCCCATCGACCGATAACCACATGAGCGTACTTCTCCGGATTCTTCTCTTTCATTTCCTTGACTTCTCTCAGGAACTCAGGAGAAAGGTTCTCGATATTGTCGAAGTAAGTCGTATGGATATGAAGTACATTCGGATGGGTGGAAATCTGTACCTGGACGCCGTCAATCTCCACCAGCCGATGAGTATTCTCGATGTATTTCTTGTAGATGAAGTGATTGGAGTCACATGGATTCATGATGATGATAATCCGGTTCTGAATTCCCTTCTTACGGATGGAGAGCATAATCTTGTCAAACTCTTCCTCACTGGTCCATTCCTCTGCTTCATCACAAACAAAGGTGGTGATACCCTGAATTGATTTCAACTTTGCCGTCTGATTCCCGGAAGAAGTCTTGATACCCCGGAACATGATACGACTGCCGGTCATCCGGTTTACAATATCGGTTTTAGTGGTCTTGAAATACTTTGTTGTTCCATCCAAATCTATCTTTTCCATCATCTCTGGAATGATAGACATCCCGGCAGATACCATCGTGTAACGGGTATAAAGAATCTGGTGGACTATCTTCTCTGTGGGAGTCATCTCGAACGTCAGCCGCTCTATGAAGGTAGAAGCGTTGAAAGACTTCCCCGAACCACGACCACCGGTAATGAGAATGATAAACTTCTCGCTATCGGTATATAGCGGATGATATATCGCTTGGGGTACAATCATTTCAGTTTGTCTTTAATCCATGAGTCAATAGAAATTCCGTGGTCAATATCCTTTGGAATATCTGCATCTTCGTCTTCTCGGTCTCCAAAACCTTCTTTTCTTCCTAATGTGGAAAGTAAATAGCGAATCATATACCCATCTGGACGTTCACGCCATCCGATAAAGTTTCCATTTTCATCTTTCTCAGGGATACCAAGCGCAAGTACACGTGCAGATACAAGGCATTCATCTACCAGAGAACCTCTTTCGTCGGTGATAGCATCTTTGAACTGGCTGTCTGCTCTGGCCCAATCATACACGGTTTTTCGGGTTACATTGAATACAGCAGCAACTTTAGAGAGATTTCCACCTGTTTTATGAAGGACCTCTCTGAATTTCGATATGTCTGGCTTCTTTCCCATGCGCGCGTATCTGTTTATTTTGATTACTCAATTCCAAATTCGACCCTATCCATAAACTCCTTTCCGTCAATATAACGTTCATCAAATCCATAACCGAACATTTCCATGAAGTTCGCTCTTTCTGTAGGACTTTTGAAAGACAAAACGACATAACTTAACATACCATTGTCTTTCTCAAAACTATTTTGACGTCCTATTCTGTCTTTTATTTTTTGTACTTCATTGTGGCGTGCAATCTGATTTTCTTTTGAATCGCTATAAAAGTCCCCGGAACGATCAATGTTTTTATTTTCTTCTCCTTCTTTGGTTATTTCATCTATACTGTATAGTGAATCGTTTAGAATATTGTCTTTACTCCAAATTTCATCATTTACAGCAAAATCAATATCACCGACACCTAACATATTTAGGTCAAAATCATTTAGCCCAGCATAATTATAATCAATGCCATCAAGTAGTTCTTTCAACATATCGGAATCAAACTCTCCTTGAACATTTCTGTTATTCATAAAGATATTTTGTTCTTTCTCGGTTTTTTCATCCATGTGAACTACTTCAACACGAATTAGATAGTCATTTTCTTTCGTGTCAGAGCTATACTTATTCACCTCATCCATAATCGAAATACGCTGATGCCCTGATACAAGATTACCTGTAACTTCATTCCAAACTACACCGCCCAATAATCCTATACGTTTTAAGTTTGCTTTCAAGTTCTTTCGAGCTTCTGGGGCAATTTTACGGGGATTATAATTGGCAAATTTTATGATACTTCGTTGTATCTCCCTACTTTCCGGTTGCGTTATTTTATTTCTTGTCATCATCCTTTACTACCTTGCGCGTTTTTTAATCCTACATAAAATCTTTTTGGTACTCCTTGTTTTACTTGTGCAGGAGAAATCGTGTCTGAGCCAAAGTATCTGAACATATTTGTTCTATATCTACTTGTAACAGAATTGACTCTATCACGTACAGAATGCTGTCTGTTTGTGCCTAGCCCATATTGACGAGCTGCACGATACAGAATACGCATTCTTTGACTTTCTAATTCCGATAACGATTTTTTTCTGACTCAATACCTCTACTTTCTGTGTTTATATTCATAATCGAAAATTAGCTTTTCAGAGTATGGGAACTCTTCCAAAATACGTTTAAAATCATGTGGATATTTGTTTCGCATCATGAGCATTGTTTTTAAATCAATGGTAAAACCTTGACTTATAGCACCTGGATCATACACAAAAGGTTGTATTAATCCTCTTAGTCTAATATATTGAAGCACTTCCTTGTTCGTCCATAATGCAAGAGGATAGACCATACCTTTGTCTGTTATATAACTGGACTTCGCGAATTTCTTTAAACGCATCCGCTTCATGTATCCATCTACACCTTTCATCCCGCTGAATGCGTATGATATGCCTGTTTCTTCTCTCACAGCTTGTTCTATTTCTCCAATTTTTCTTGGCTTGATTGAAATGTTAGGTTCACGAAAGAATCCACAGGCATCATAATAATCACGTTGAAAATGCTTTATTTGGCGAATTTCTACGTTATTGTATTTTGTTTCTGCCCATTTGATATAAGGTTGGACATGGTCTAAGTTGGGAATAAGGTACATATAATAGCATATAACCTTATTAAACATACCAGCAAGCATGTCCAATAAGGCTATACTATCTTTACCTCCGGCTGAATAATATAATACAGCAGTATCAGTTTTTTCACGGATACTCTGTATTATCTGCATAGACAGTAAATATTTGTTCATCATTTACCCCCTGCACCACTAAAGGCAACATTTAAGTCATATCGCCTTTGTTCTCTACTACCTAACTGTGAAGCACTTGCCGTATTTCTACGGTTTGCTACCAGTCTTCCACCTAAACCGGCACCATTCATATTTCGTCTTGGCCCGGCAACTCTGTTAATTGCTCTTGTGACTCAGCTTTTGACTATTTAGATTAAATGTTCTCTGTACTTATTACTTTGCCAAGATGATACCATACTTGACTTATCAAGTATTCTACGCCGTTTTCTATTTTTGTAAGATCATTGCCTTCTTCATCAGCGAAAATAACATACTCGGCAGATTTCACCTCCACAGTGAGACGTGGCGCATCTTTTCGTCTGCCATTGATTAAGTATAAGGCATCATATTTGATTGGTATTACTTCAATCTCTTTATCATCGTCGGGTATATCCTCTTGTCGTTTGTATTCTTTGCCATCATGTCTAAAATAAACATATCGTGATACATTAGAGGGATATACATACCTGTGTTCTACATCTTGTTTGCCATTTAGAATGTCTTGAAAACATTCTTTGTTAATCTGTAATGTCAATACTTTCATAATCGTGTAAAGTTAAATGTTAGTTGCGGGTGATGGATTCGAACCACCGGCCTTCACCAAGTCAAAGTGACGAGCTGACCACTGCTCTAACCCGCGATAGTATCTATACAAAGATACCCCATTATGAAGACAATTTTGAATAACAATTCAACGCATACGAAACAATTTGCTAATTGTTTGCTAATAAATCAGGCTCGTGTTTATTGATGATGCTTTCAACAATTTCTTTTGCACATTCTATACCGGATTTATACCCTTTAGCATAGTCTGTTCTTGTAGACAGGTAACTAGTATCATTACCCAGCCACTCGATTATTTCTTGCAGGATTTCTTTCTCTTTCATAACCATCTTAAATAGTGGTAGCCCGAAGGCTACCGGGTTTATAGCCAAAGTTTCTTTGCCAAGTCGAAATTCTTTTGAGCTTCATTGACGGCCTTTTTCGCATAAGTCAAAGAGTATGAGTGCTCACGCGGATATTTGCCGGATTTCAGCCCCTCATGGTACTCTTTAGCTGCTGCTAACTTATGTTCATAGTAGTCCACGCTTTCAGGCATTGAAAGGTTTATAGTATCAGCCTTGTTTGCCCAATACTGAGCTATTCTTTCATGCTCTCTGGCTTTCTCGTCAAACTCTACACTTTTGCCCATATTATGCCAAGCATCTTCAATGGCTTTTCTGTGTCGTCTTTCGCTATGATGGCCGATTTTAATAGGTTCACCCAACGAGAGAAAATCGCTGTCTTTATTTGACGCTTTGAAGTATTCTTCACTCTTTCGTTCTGCAGTGGCAGCCCAATCCAGCCGGCGTTCTGCCTTTCGCTTTGCCCATTCTTGAACGTTAAAGCCATCAGCGCGAACTATCGAATAATAGTAGAAGCCATCACGTTCAAATATCAGATTAAACACTATGCTTTCATTCTCTTTGCCGTATTTGGTGGTTACAAGGATGGTTTCACCTTTTTCATGCTTAGCATCGCATTTAGCAAGAAATACGTTTGGACAAAATTTGCAATATGTATTCATAATCGTGCGTATTTAATAATCTTTGTTACAATGTTATAAGTTAATTTCTACGTATTCTTCGATAGCCTTAATGTCACATTCAACTTCTACCTCGTTCTCATTTTTGTCATAAGCTCTAACCTTGTCTATGGTTACTGATGCTTCAGTAGTAACCCATATATCCATGCTGTGATAGAACTTATCATCTATGTATCCTTTTACTTTGTAGTGTCCTTCAACTTCTATTAGATTCTCATTGTCTTCTGCATCAACACAGAATGTGCCTTCATTGCTGTCAATACTCTTTAAGATTGCATCTGCAAGCATCTTTTCTATCGTCTTCATATTCGTATGTGGTTAATTTGTTATTACTTCTTGTTTGATGGTGCAAATATATAGTATATATGCTAAATAAAAAAAGTGTATATTATTTATATATGCTATATTTAACATTGATTATATAGTATTGATGCTAAATTTGTTTTTGTATACCTATACAATAGCATTAATAAATAATTTTTCAAATTTTATTTCGCATATAAACTATATTGTATATATTTACACTCAAAACTATAATCTTATGGCAAATACAGAATTAAGAATTAAAGAACTTTGTAAGGAGAGGGGAATAACGCAAGCTCAACTTGCTGACAAATTAGGCATACAAGCTGTCTCCTTTTCACAAGCTGTCTCTCGTAATAAATTTAATATGGATAGGCTCGCTGAAATTGCAGATGCTTTAGATGTTGAAATACCAGACCTCTTTGATAAGCCTAAAGAGGGAGTGATACGTTGTCCTCATTGTGGAAAGGAAATTAAGTTAAATCCAGAAGTCTAATTTTTAAATGTAATTCTATGATAGATGTTTTATCCATTATAATACTGATTTTTAGTATCCTACAGATTATTCTTTTTTTCAAGGTTTGGGTTATGACGAATAATGTAAATGCGATCAAAAGCTGTATTGTTCAAAAACAGACGGTTGAAGATTTGCTGATAAGGGAGGCTCAAATTTTGACTTTGAAAGGAGAGATAGAAGAAGCGAGACTCAGATATTTTAGAGCGTTTTATCTCAGTGTTATTGAGCTCTATGAAAAAGCACAGAAAGAATATGAAACACAAGAAGATATGAAGAATGAATTCTATGAAAACAAATATAAAAATATAGTCCGCTATTTTGAAGAAAGATTAAGTAAAATAGGTGGAACTCTGGATAAGGAAAAATTCGATTCTTTTAAAAAAGTAAATACGTTAATTTCTCCGATATAAGTTCTATCTATAAGCAGAAGATATAATAGGTATTATTTCGAGAAATTTGAGCCAGTTATTGGATTGAAAAGTTTAACATAAATCATAATAATATGAAAGACAGATTTATAATCTCAACAACAGAAAGAATTGAAAATGGAATCATTAGGCAATATATTGATGTTATTTGCAGTAATATAGTAGTTGGAACAAATATTTTTTCTGATTTTGCAGCTTCTTTCTCTGATTTTTTTGGGGGTAAATCAGAGTCATATAGAAGAAAATTGGAATATATCTATAATGAGGCATCCAAGGATCTTAAAAATAAAGCTATTAGAATTGGTGCAAATGCAATTATTGGATTCAAAGTTGATTTCGATGAAATATCAGGAAAAGATAAATCAATGTTTATGGTATCTGTATCCGGTACAGCTTGTAAAATTGAGTATAGCCTCGATTATGATAATAATATTAAAACCAATACTGTTAGTCAGTCTGATTTGGACAAGGAAATCAAAAAGCGTTTTATCCAAAAGCAACTTCAAAATAAAGAGCAAATAAAAGAAGATTGGGTACAGTTTCTTATTGAGAACCCGCAAAAAGAAATAATTAAGGAACTTGTGGATTTGTATATTAGAAATAAATTAGGCTTATATATCAAAGAGGCAGAAATGATTGAAAACGTATTGGGAACGTATTCTAAATCACTGATGGTTCCTTTATTGTACGAATTATATATCGAGGTGGATAGGAAAGATTTACTTATATCATTAATAAAAAAATGCAATTTATTTGATGCAACATCCATATTAAAGGTTTGTAGTCAAAACATACACGAGGGTATAAAATTCTTACCTATAAAATCAGATTATTACGATGCTAACGAAGTAAATTTGATGAATAAAATATGTGATTTTTATAGTAATCTGCCGGATACTGGCAAAATAGAAAAGGTCAAATCTGGTGTTTTTAGTAAGAAGGAAGAAGATAAGTTTATTTGTGAGCATGGCCATAAAAATCCAGTAGATAAAAGGTTTTGTGAATCCTGTTCTGTAGATATAAAAGGAATTCATATTAATGAAGCGAAATTGATAGATGAGTTTAAAGAAAAAGTGGAAATTCTCAATAAGATGCTAAAATAATGGCATTATATATTTCAATATATTAAAATAGATAAAGGAGAATAAACTATGGCACTATTTTCAGAAAGACATGGTTATATAAAACCATCAGATGTATTTATTAGGGAAAAGATTACCCCTGGGATACAAAACGCTATTTTAACTTGTTATGATATTTTAAAAGAAACACTAAATATCGTTGATTGTCTTTATATATACCACAACTTAGATGAATATATTTGGACAAATTTCCTAAATATGCGTAAATCTGAGTGGACTACTTATACTGATATAATATCTAAATATATAAAAAGTGAACGAAATGAATGGTTTGAAAAACTAGATCTTATTGAAGTTTGTATTAAATACCTATATTTTAAAAGTGAAAAAGATTCACAAATTTCTATTTCAGCCGATATTTTTGTTGGTGAATTGAATCATCATTTTAAAAGGCTGAACTTTGCATATAGAATTGTAAACAAGGAGATTGTAGAAATTACATCAGAAGAAGAAATTAAAGAAATAGAAACTACATTAAGTACAAGTAAGGATAATATTAAGATACATTTAAATAATGCACTGGAATTATATTCTAAAAGGCCAGTGGCTGATTATAGAAATTCCATAAAGGAATCCATATCTGCAGTAGAAGCCATCTCCCGAAATATAACTGGGGAAAATGTACTTAACTTTAAAAAGATGGAGGAAAAAGGAGTCTTTGTCCCTACCGTCTTAAGGAAAGCTTTTGAATGTCTTTATGGATACACTAATGACAAAACTACAGGTATTCGTCATGCACTGATGGATGATACCAATGCTCCTCAAGCAGAAGAAGCATTATTCATGCTTGTGTCTTGTAGTGCTTTTATCAATTACCTTAATAAGAAAATCAAATGATGATTCAAAATGATGGACACTAATATGTTTTCGAACGACTTTAAGAAGTATCTTAAATGGATTTGTATCTTTTTTTTGATTATCCTTTTTCTCCCCATATTATTAACAAAGTTTCCATTCTGTATTTCTGATTTTAGCAATACCGGTCCAATAGGAGATACCATAGGAGGCATTATGGGGCCATTTGTTGCAATAGCAGCGGCTATACTTACTTTTCTTGCTTTCTGGGTACAATTTAAAGCTAATGAGCAGCAAAGAAAAGATATTGCATTAGAACGATTTGAAAGTAACTTATTTCAGCTTATTCAAATCCAAGAAGATATAACTAATAACTTGCAATTCTTGGCTTATGCCAATAGTAATTTTTTGAATAAAGTAAAAATATCAGGCAGACAAATATTCAAAGCTTTATATGAAGAAAAATACACTCCTTTGTGTGGAATCAAAGATGATATTAAAGAAAGAGGAATAATTTCATATGAAGAAGATAAAGATATTGGAATCTTAGACCATTATTTTCGACACCTATATCGAGTATTTAAATTTATTGACGAAGCTCCAATTTTTACAAATGACAAAAATAAAAAATATGATTATGCATGCCTTATGAGAGCTAGTCTATCACAATATGAACTTATTATGTTATTTTACAATTGCCTATCAAGTAATGGCAGAGAAAAGTTTAAACCTCTAATTGAAAAATATGCAATATTCAATAATCTTCGAGTTGAATTATTGGCAACAGATAGAGAGAAAGAATTATATGCTTCTAAATTCGAAGATAGTTACTTGGCATCTCAAGATAAAAATAGAGATATGAGCAATGAATATAAAAAAGGGGCATTTGTATTTGATGAAAATGAAGATTGATTATGGAAGAACAAATAACTAAAACATTAATTGAATCACAATATCCAATTTGGATGATTGTTTCTTTGTTTATTGGAATACAACTTATTATTGTTTTTTTTGCAGAACTAATAAAGAAAAAAATAGAAAAAAAGACGATAAGTGGTTTTACAAGAAAAATAAAATCAGTAGAAACCCAATTTATGAAAGAAATTGAGATTTTAAAGTCAGTTTTGAATGTACAGTCTCAGGCTCAAACTCTATTTATACAGCAAAGAAATGAAGCTATAGTTGATTTTTGGAGTAAATATATGAATTGGAATGAGACGTTTATGGGAAGCTGGAGAAACAACGCAGATAATAATCACATAATTAATGAATTAATTCAAAAAGAAAAAGATAATGATTTAGCGGTTACCTTGGCTTATCATAAATTAATATTATACATAGATGATAACTCATACATTGAAAATTTACATATGCTGTTATCTAAGATGTCAGAAATTATTTTCAAACAAAGAATGTTATTGTTTGAGATTCAAGATATAAATTTAAATAATCCTAACGACAATGTTACACGCAGCCGGAAATTAACCTCATTTGCTACTGAATGCACCAAGTTGCAAGGGAATGAAATTAAAGAATTAACAGACAAGTTTATAAAAGAATCCAAAGAATATTTATCCGATATTAATATAAAATCACAAATAAAGCCGGAAGCATAACGCTCCGGCTTTTCTACTTATGTAATATTTTATCCAGCATTAGCAAAGACCTTTGGATAGTTCCTTTTCTGGTATTGAATTCTCAGATACCCGATAAGGCTTTCATAGTCGGTCAAGAAACCTTCATTGACCAAATCAGCAACCTTCTTTTCGAGCTGCCACAATTCACGTTGTTTTTGTTCCTCACCATGCTTATTACGTAGCATCTTTTCATGACTGTTGAAGATAACCCAGTTCAAGGCTTCACCGACCTTCTGCATGGCTTTAGGCATAAAGTCTTTGGGAACGATTTTCATAATGGCAGAAGAGAGTTCCCTATAAGCGTCCCCAGCATCATTCCGGTAACGAATCATTTGATCAGAAACGAATTTGATTACATCATATTTGAATGACGCATTTAGCCACATAGCCAAATCAATGAACAATACAGGATGAACCCAGGTTCCACCGCATTTACCGCGTGAACTTAAATAGGGAGAATTTTGCCCATTTAGATTTTCTTTTTCAACGATGGTAGCGATTAATTCCTTGGTTGATTCATTTTCAAAGTATTTCTTCAATTCTTTGTTTGAGGAGTTTCGTTCGTTCCATAACTTTACAAGCCTGGTAGCATTGAAATAGCCGTCAACAGTGCGTTGAATAACCTCTAAATTCCCCATTTGCCTTACCATTTCTTGATTTGTTTTCATGTCTCAGTGAATCTTAGATTAAAAAATTACCCCACCAAAGGCAAGCTCCTCACTTCTTACCGATGGCAGGGTTTATACTTTTCAGCCGTGAGGATAGCTGTTATTATCTCTTTAAGACAAAGTTACCAACATGGTGATTTTTAGCCTAAGATTGCTTTAACCAAGAACAAACAATTGGCAATATGTTTCATAAAAATACCCCGAGCCTTTCGGAACGGGGTTACTTGATTAGTCCTTTGACCTTCAACCTTTCTACAATCTGATTGTAAAGATACTCTATATCCTGCCGGAAATCCTTATACTGTTGGTAGATAAAGGAAACATCGGCGATATTGTTCGATATTACACACGGGGAAACATCCGGGAACACACCGGAAATCTCTGCCCGGATACCGTTCGGCAACCGTCCACCGGCAAGCACGCTGGGTGCAAAGAGGAACAGCACGATGAAGAGGAACTTCTTTCGCTGGGTAACACTTTCCGAATTGGGCGGACAATCTGCCCCGGAAAGTATCTCTCTGAACCACTCATAAATCTTTGGGATGAGAGTAAAATCAGTCAGGATAGGGGAGGATAACTCCTGTTCACGTTCAGATAATCTTGATTTCTGTTCACGTATTGATTTCAACTCCACGATTGATGAAAATTCTTTTGTCATAGAACGATTTATTTAGTTGGAAATTTTTATATTTGCATCATAATCGTGTGGGGGAGTTGGCTTCTAATCGTGTGGGCTGGCTCCCTTTTTTATTTTATGCCAAGTGATATGCATTCAGGATGGCGAAAGCGTAAATGATAACCGTTACCAGACTGTCCAGGAACACCGCCCATGCTCCCAGCTTTTGGATTTGACTGAAACTCATGACCAGGACAACAAGGAAACACACCCACTGGCTTGAAAACAATCCCATCACCAGCAATAAAAGTCCGATGGTATCCATGAATAATGCAACATGAAGCCACGGATGCGCCATCAGATACCATCTTTTTGATGTCTTATCGAGCCTCTGAAAGACTTTCACATGTCGGTACAGGGATTTACATCTAAACAGCTTCACAAGCTCGTACAGGGCTTGTATGATGATTAAGGTGTAGAATACGTGTTTCATGGTCAGTAGCTTTTATCTCCGTGCTTATACGGACGTAGTTCATTGTATTTCATCTTCTGCTTGATGTGCCAGAAGATGTCGATGTCTTTTTGTACACAGAAAACCAATATTTCAATTAAAGCCATTCGAAGAAAACTGTCGAATGAATGGTTTTCAATGTAATCTGAATCTGTTATGTTACATACCAACGAGAAAACAGATTCCGTGAAAGTCCAATCGAGGAAGCCCTCTGAACATTTCAATTCATCAGAATTGACCTCACCCAAATCCACGTTCCTCAATCCGGCCAAATCCAGCAGACGAATACAGGCATCAGCAAGTTCATCCTCCACGCTGTCTTTAAGATAATATTCAAACGTATCACGATAGGCTTCATCATAGTTTTCTCCATACAACTTCATCTCATGCATATAGTAATCCAATTCCTGATTGAACTTTTTGGTATCAGCATGTTTCCCTTTCCGGTCAGCTTCCACCGCTTCCATCAGTTCGGATATGACCAGACAGAGGAAATGTTCGTCACTCAGGTTTTCTTCGTGCCAACCATGGGCTACTGCGCACTGGTAGGCCTTATCTCTCAATTTGTTTAAGTTCATAATTTTCTATATTTATGACATTTTGACATCATTTCTCTGGCACACATATTGTATGCCCGTAATAAAATTTGATTATATCTATATGAATGAATTTGATTCTTATAAGAATGATTTTGGTTTTGAAATAGGTTCGGGATTCTCAGGAAATTCTGATTACATGAAAGATCTGGATGAGAAGAAAAGACGTACTCTCATGGAAGAGCAATACAACTTTCTTCAAATTCAGAAGTCAGAAATCCTCGCTCAACAGAAATATCGTGAGTTGCATCAGAAGGAAATACTTGCTCAACAAGAATATCGTGAAGAGCAACGTAAAGAATCCAACCTTGAAAAATGGCTTCTTATAGTCAATACTTTTATTGCCATCGCAGCATTATTGGTATCCATATTCAAATAAAAATCCCCGATAACCGCCACAAAGCAGTTACCGGGGATTCAAAAAGCACTGACAAGGGCTGTCAGTGGAATTCTACATTAAATAAGTAAAACTCAAGAGCAAAGTTGTTGGGACACAAAAAAGGCCATCTCAAAATTATTTGCGACAGCCTCTCTTTTATCAAATACTAAAATTCTCAAATTATTCCTTATATTATTAACCTATATAAGGAACTAAAGCAAATCTTTTAAAGATTTACTTTTAATCTTCACTTTCCATCATAGCTTTATGTTTTAGTTCCATATTGAGTATTGCAAAAATAATAAAAAGTACTCGGAACACAAACTTTTTCTCAATATTTTTGATTATAACATTACATTATCATGATAACAGCTCCATTTTTCGGAAGCATCCACTTCCTAGATTCTAGGAAAACAGTATTAGTTTCATTTCCTATAATTGAAAAGTCACTAACATCAACTAATGTTCCTAATAACTCACCATGAAGTTTTTGAGTTGTATCCTTTACACTATAATTCAAAATAAAACTTTTTGTAGGATGCCTCAATCTTTTACAAAATGTTTTATCCATGGCAGCAATAATTGTATCATAAGATATTTTTACCTCCAAAGATTGCTTAAAAGATTTTATTATTGGTACAAATCTATCTTTATTAGAAGATATGGTTATACAAAGAGGATATGTATTATCCTTTTTGTAATCACATTTTTCAACAAAATTCACAAAATCTCCTTTCTTTAGGTATACCCACTCTCCTCCATCAACCTTATATGACAATTGCTTTATTGTTACAAGTTCATCTTGATTCCGACCTTGGACTTTATGAGTAAAAATTCTTACCCCTATATCTTCGTTAAAAACCACATTTGAATCATTATTAGGACTTTTAATTCCATAATCAACTTCCACATGCTTTAAAACATTGCCATCTTCATCAGCTTTTTCACAAACAATTGTTTGTCTATACCAATCATAATAAGGATGCGTTAATAAAGAACAGATTTCTTTATCTAACAATATCAGTCCTGGTTCATAATTATTAGGGACAGAATATAGAATTGATGTTGTAGATTCTCGAAGTTGCGCCAATCTAGATGTATCCAATTCCCTTAAATATTCATTGCTCGTCAAAATATTAAGCATAGTATCCTTATAGTTTTTTACCATATTAGGAACATCAATATAAACTCCCAGAATTAATCCAGCAAATACAGATAAAGCTACGCCTAAAAAGACATTCGCAATAAATTCATAATTGTCTTTCAGGATATAAGCCAATAGGCATGTAATTACTGCCATACAAACAAAGTAACGAGTCTTATATTTAGACCACCATTCTTTTTTATTTCCCCGTTCCATAACACATACAATTAAAGTCTTTTAAACAAAAATAAAGTTTTACATTCTTTCTTGCAAATTATCAATATATTTTAACATTTAAACATATATAATAGCAGCCAGGAACAGGTAATACAATTTCGTTTTCATTAATTATTTCTCCTTTTTTCTACAAGCTGCTCAAGTCTCTTTTCACACTCGGCACATTCGAGTTTCTTGCGTCCCAGTTTCTCCCGGAACTTAACCAGTTCCTCATCGGATTCCTCGTCAAAGAACATGTTGTTCTGACGGTTGTACTCTATGTATTCATTCATCCTGCGTTCTGCTTTTGTTATCTTGGCTTTTGCAGAAATCAGTTTAGATAGGCAAGAACTCACTTCAAGCGACTCTCCTGAATGCTTGTCGTAGTAGTAAAAAGAAGTGTACACATCATTCCTCGGATACTGGCATTGCAGTCTGGCCACCCTCCATCTGATTACCCACATCCTTCTTTCGTACACTTCACGAGGAAGGTCGTAGGTGTATAGGGTGACAGATTGATGGCCGTGACCGTAGCAGATGCTGATTTGCACCCAATTCTCGATTTTCAGTTCCTTTTCTGCTTTGGCATAATCCTTAGCCATCTGGAACCAGTTATCCATACTTTCTTGCTTTCCCATATCATTCAAAGTTCAATTCAAGTTGTTGCCAACCCGGTTCTCTGTATTTGCGATTCGACTGCATAAAGGCTTTCCGTAGGGCTTCAGCAATCTTATCACGCATTTCTTTAGATACATGGTTCTTGTCGGCTTCGCTGTTCATTTGGAGTATCTTGTTAAGACTGCCGTTTATTGGCTTTTCATCAAAGAACAGGTTATACTCGGTAAATATCCGGGTGCAATCCTTTGCAGCTTTCTCTTCTTCCGCATCCTGGTATCGCTCTATTACTGTTTCCTGGGCTGCTTTCAGTATTCTTTGTCCTCGTTCGCTCCTGCAACCATGCCATTCATTCTCGAACATGACAGATATTGCACGCTTCTTACGGACATTTCCTATTCTAGCCCACCCATAATACACTTTCAGTTCACTCATATCACGCAACCTTTCTTTTTCTTATAATCTCCTTACAGATAGCCTCACAAAGCACACGAGCCATGTTCACCTCCACGGCGTTGCCGATGAACTTCTTCTGGTCTGACTGGGGGCCAATCAGTACATAGTCTTCAGGAAATCCCATTATTTTCTTGAGTTCTGCTATCCGAAGCATACGCATTTTTATGTCAATGATGCCATACAAAGCCATAAACTCCTTAATCTTGATTGTCATCGGACTGTCATCAGGTGTAACCTGTATGCCGATACCTCCTTCAACCTCTACCAGATAAGGCGGCATTTTGTCCATGCGGGCTATAAGTGTGAAACATGGGTTGTTTACAGAACCTCCGGCGCTGGCAAACTGAGGATTCATAAGGTAATGCCATTTGCGGTTGGCTGTAATGGTCTGAGAAGGTTGCTCAATGCTGCTTCCAATATTCGAGAAAGCTGTATTCATTATCCACGGCTTGCAGCTTACCATATTGAACTTAGGCACCGTGGTTACTGTACCAACTGGTTGATTAATGGATGTCGGTTTCCCGGTACCATACTGGTTATCTATGAAAACAGAATTTACCAATGCCAACCTGTCTTTAGTCGTAACCGTAGGGGCTGGAAGCTCGACCGAATGGTTGTGACCGTTTCCGTAGTAGGCAGACACGAAAGCGTGGTGGTCTTTACAAGTGATAGTTCCGGAAGGTCCTTCCACAGATATGTTCTTGCTATCTGGATGGCCGCTGAATTGCTTGGAAAGAAAGTTTACCTTAGCTAAAGCCAACCGTCCTTGTGTTGCCACAACCGGGCATGGTTCGTCAACGCTTGGTGCCTGGTATTTCCCCGTCCGACTCATAGAGTTATACTTTACAATAAAAGCCTCCTTACCTCCAGCTACAAACTTAATCAGTCCGGCATAGATGCGTTCAAGAGTTTTCTCGGCCAGCGGCTTCTTCCGGCAAAAGATACTTTCCCCTTCATCTGAAAAGTCCAGTACTTCCTTGACGGGCTTCCACTTTTCCAATCGTCCGAACATATCGTTTTTCCCATCCTTGCAGTGTGTCGGTTCTGGGAATACGATAGGCAGGCCGCGTTTGGCGAAGATACCAAAGAACCGCTTACGGGTAGTATAGGCACCATAATCAGCAGCGTTCAGAATACGCCAATCAAAGTCATAGCCGTATCGCTTCACATTCCGTTTCCATTTCTCGTAGCACCGTCCTTTGTCCTTACTGATAGGGTGTCCTTTTTCATCCATATCGCCCCATGACATGAACTCCTCAACGTTCTCTATCTGTATGTAGTCTGGATCAATTGATTCTATATAACGGAAAAGGTGTTCAGCAAGAGTACGACTATCAGCGTTCCGTGGCTGTCCTCCTTTTGCCTTGCTGAAATTGGTACATTCCAGCGAAGCCCATAGAACTACATACGCATCCGGATAAATCTTCTTCATTCGTTCTACATGGGCCACCAAAGGAGACAGTTCCAAAGTTCTGATGTCCTCCGTGAAGTGGAGCGCATCCGGGTGATTGGCAGCATGACTGGCGATGGCGTTTGCGTCATGGTTCACACAAGCGACAACTTTCGCGCATTGTTCATCTGCGTAGCGTGCGTTTTCTACTCCGGTACTGGTTCCCCCGGCACCGCAGAAAAGGTCTATATAAAATAACTTTATCATATCAGTTCCATCTTTGAGGTCGGTTGTTGATTCTCTCCAGGTATGCAGCTATCTTCTTTTCCGCATCCTCGCCGTTGCGGACGAAAATTCGCGTCCGTGTCTTGTCGCCTGGGATAGCTACATACTTTCCATGTTTCTCCAGTTCCCGATGCTGGGCAATTTTCAATTCAGTTCCAGAAGGGTTCTTCTCCAAATCCACTTTACGTGGAAGCATCGGGTCATTTTCCGTTATCATTTTGAAAGATATTTGTTGATTATGTTACTCACTACAAGTCCGGCTTCATCACACATCCCGGCAAAGTTGTCAGACAATGAAGCGTTTTTCTCTTCATCCGGTATTCGTACTATGCTTCTCAGTTCTTTCAGTACGCGCTTTACCTGAAAAACTACCTGAGCATCTATTCCGTTTGATTCAAGTTCAGACTGGAACTCCAGTGCCGCACCTTCAAGCAAATCGGAGTAGATGAACAGCTTGTGCATCTTGCGAAGCATTTCTACCTTGAACTCCGGGGTATAGTCCTGAAGAAGTTCTCCCAAGGAATGCGGTTCCAGTTCTCTTTCAAGGGAGTCAATCTTGTTCTTGATTTTCTGTGCTTTGGCAAAGTTCATGGATGAAATCAAAGCGATATACTTCTTTCTCAGTTCATTGAGCTTTCTTTCTGATTCTTGTCTTGTCATTTCTCTACTTTTCTGATGATTAAATACTTTGGCTCACCCTTGCGGAGATTGCTTAATGTCTCTTCGTCAACCTCTGCTTCTGTGAGTCCGTTCACGTTCATGTATTGTGGAAGACGGTATTTCTCGCGTAACCTCCTGATCAGGTTCCAGTCACGAGTTACCCAGTTGATTGTGATTTTCATATCATTTTCTCAGGCTTTCACCGCTGAAGAGGACGGTTTTCGTTATCGCCCTCAGCCGGTCAATGGTTCTTTCCCCATATTTCTCTCTCAGCTCGTCTATCGTGAGATTGGTGGTCAGGATAAGAAGCTTTCCTTTCTTCTCGGCTTCGTCTGCCAGCTCAGCGAATGCAAGCCTTTTTTCGCCGTATTTGACGCTAAGATTCTCTGTTCCTATATCGTCAACGTAGATGATGTGTTTTTGCTTCACAGCGTCTAAATCTGCATTCATCTGCTGTGCATCGTAGCAGCTTACCACCTTGCGGCAGTAATGGTTAAGAACCAAAGGGAGAATCTTTCCGCAAATAAGGGTCTTTCCGCGTCCGCAGTTGCCGAAACACAGAAGTCCGCGACCTTCATTGCCGGCCAGCCAGCCTGCCACTTCTTCGTACTCAGGAAGCCATCTGGCATTTTCTCCAGTGAAGTACCTGATACCGGCCCAGAGAACTCTTTTGGCATCCGGAACGGTTACCTGTACGATGTTAGGAATAGGGGAGAAGCCCGTATCTTTGAGCCGTTCGATTGTCTGTTGAAAATTTATCTGTTCCATGTTTACCAGCCTTTCTTGTATTTTTCCGGTGAATTATCCTTCAGAACTATGCCTACATCTGTTTTTGAAAGAGCTTTTTTCTTGGCCTGAGAAACTATCTCATTAAATTTTGAGTTGATGTTTGTCACGCTAAAATTCTCGAATATCCAACCTTCTTTTATGGATAAAAGCAAATATTGAAGTGCATACAGGATTGATTCATCGGCGACATCCATCTGCTTCTGTTCCCGTTGGAACTTCAGTTTTTGAAGCAGCTGGGACATTGCTCCTGCATCCTTGGCCGTCCAGTAATAATCACTTCCGAACAACTGTCTGTAATAGGTTTCAAAAAGGGAACGGGCTTTATAGTTAATACCCTCCCCCTTGGGGGGTGTGGGGGGAATATTATCATTAACAGTTTCTTTATCTTTCTTTTTCTTATTGCCCTTACCTTGCCCCAAATCTTCAATTTTTTCGGCCATTTTTTGCGACATTGCCCTTAGCTCTGCCCTTAGTTCGCCCATAGACACCTTTAAATCGCTGATTTCTTTATTGTTGTCTATGCCCTTATCTTTGTCCTTTGGATTGTCCTTGATAGGATTGTAGTCATCGTAATTGCATAAGGTTATGACAGTCATGCCCTGTTGGTTACAGGTTGTAATCATCCCCTTCTTCTTCAGTTTGGACAGGAAATATCTGACCTTCTTCTCAGACCATTTCCAACGCTTCATCAGAAACGATATGGATGCTGGATATTGACCTCTTGAATAAGAGATTTCCCGACCTCCGATGAGTTCGCTGTACGCCTCGCCGGTTGCATCAAATCGTGCTGACTGAATCAAGTCAAGCCACGCTTCGCATTCCGAAAACTCACGGGCTACTTTCCACATTTCATTCGAGAAAAACCTGCGGCTTAGCCTCAAAAATCCTTCTTCCATAGTTTCAGAATCTTACGTTAGTCAACTGTCTGCTATTGGAGTACACGGCCCATTTGCCGTTTCCGCTATCCACCAGGCGTAAATCCTTGACTTCGCCAAATCGTTTCAAATTCCCGCAAAGGTCAACGATCCAGCCAGCCTCCTTGTTAGGATGCGGACGGATAGCACGACCGACTATTTGGTACCATAGATCTAAAGACATCGTCGGACGGGCCATGACAATCGTATCCAGTTCAGGATAGTCAAATCCGGTAGTAAGTACACCTACATTGGCAACGACCGGTATCTCTCCAGCCTTGAACGCTTCAAGGATATGTTCACGTTCTTTCTTCGGTGTTTCTCCTGAAACGATGGCAGTTCCGGGAATGGACCAGGTAAGGCGTTCTGCTTCCTTCAGAAAACGAGTGAAAACCAATATACCTTTTCGTTTTACACCGCTCTTGGGATTCATAAGCCTTTGGACGATACTTACCAGAAACCCGTAGAAGTCGATACGCTCATACTCTTTTACTACAGACTTGTCCGTGTAGTCGGCTCCGGTAGTGTTCACCTTCAGGTTAAGTTCGTTCCATCCCAAAGGATTCATCGGATAATAGTTCAGCTTCGAAAGATACCCCATATCCAATAGAGTAGAGATTTGAACCTGATAGATTACCTCAGAGAACACGCACGGGCGTGTGCGTGTGATGAACTTCAACATGCTGCCGAAATCCCTGCTTGATGAAAGACGGTAGGGCGTAGCCGTCAATCCAAGAACTTTACATTTCAGCATCGAAAGAAATCTCTTGTACATTCCGTCTTTCGGGTTAACCAGATGGCACTCGTCGATGATGATATTCTGAAAATGCTGGAAGAGTTCCGGATGGTTGACTACGCTTCCGATAGTGGCGAAAGTTATTCTTGAAATCTCCTTTCGCCCGAATGAGGCAGAGTAGATGGAACAGTCCAGAACACCATACGAACAGAGCTTCAGATAGTTCTGTTCGAGTATTTCTTTACTTGGCTGAAATACCAGCGTGTGCCCTTCAAGACGGCTGGCGATGTCGGTAATCACAAGACTCTTGCCGGCTCCGGTAGGCAGCACCATGATGGCATTGTTCTTCTTGGCCCTGTTAGCAAAGAAGCTGACTGCTGCATTACTGGCCTTCTGCTGGTAATCCCGTAAAACATAACTCATAATCCTTTCTCCTTACTCAGTTTGTCTCCCAAAGCCTTGTAATACTTGGTGAGTTCGATTAATTCAAAATCAGTCCATTTCTTCGCCTGGCTTGCTCTCCATGCCAGCTTGTCGAATCGTAGCTGGCCGATTTTAGCTTTCAGGTTCTTTTCATATTGTATCAGATGGTCGGCACTGAATCGGTTGCACGCCCGGCATTCTGCGTGGGCGTTGTCCTCGTCAAAGCGTGTGGCCATGTGGCGGCGCGAATGGAAGTGTCCGCAATCGGCCTGTTCGTATGGCTTTATCTGGCCGCATGATATACAGCGGAAATACCCGTTCGGCATACAATCACGAAGCCGGATATAGCGGCTGAAAACTTTGTCGAGTTTGGCCACTAAATCCGGCTTCTTCTTAATCTTGATACCTGCCTTGTCAAATAACGGTAAAGGCTTTTCTTTCTTCTTTGTTTTTCTTTTTATGTAATATGGCATTATTAAATTATAAATTTAAGAAGGGGCATATCCTTCCCAAAAAGAAGTGTAATGTGTCTAATTTTAACTTAATCATAAAAGATTGGATATGCCCCAGTTATTTATTATCTTTGTCTTTGTCTAATTTTAATTTTTTCAATTATGGGTAGATTTACAAACGAGCAATTATTAAAATTGCAACAGAATTTGAAAGTTGGCAGATGTCCTAATTGTGGATATGAAGGTAATAAGGATGTATGTCCAGAAGAAATGCACCTTGTCTCTTTAGACATTGATTCAAGACATACAGTAGGGCTCGAATCTTTAGGTTCATATCCAGTAGTGATGGCAGTATGCCCTAATTGTGGTTTTATTTCACTTTTTAGTAAGAAATTTTTGTGTAGATAATCTACAATTTAAAACCCATCCGTCTCCCTTTACATTTATTCTTAAAGGAGACGGATATTTTCCTTTATTATTAATTCCTTTTCTCATATTATTCATAATTTTAGTTTGTGGTACCGGCAGGATTCGAACCTGCATGAGTTGTCAGTTCTTTGCATCTATGGATTGACCGTCCAATCATTGAGCATAGCGTCTACCAATTCCGCCACGATACCAATGCCCGGCTTTCCGGGCGTTTATTCATGCTATTTCGTTATTTTTAAAAACTCAGGGGCAATTCCATAAAGTGGTGTACGGCCATCCCATTTATCTATGAATTGCTTATAGAGTATTTCTTTAGTCAACCCACGTGATTGAATGATAGCCTGTTCTGTTTTTAATTGCTCCAATTCGTTGCGTTTCTTCTGCTCTGCAATCTGCTGGTCTAATACAGATATATTGGTATTCACCTCATTACGACTATCAATCTTCTCACGCACAGCCTTTGAAAATTCAAGCTGTGCAGAAAAAGTCAGCAATTGAAGCCCTCTTTTCTCAAATTCTTTATCCACAATCTGCTCCAACCGCTTTTCAAAAAGAAGAGAACCACCGTCAGCCATTAAACTGTCTGTCTTGTGCTTACGGCTTTCTTCTTTGATTAAATCATAAATACGAGGTTCAAGTATATTATCTTCAAGGCTTTGCATAAACCCGTCTTTTCCTGATTCTGTATCAGCTTTATCTATATGTTTGTTATCGAATACAACATCTATAGCTCTATTCTTGATAACTTTATAAGAATAAGTAGGACGTGCGTTAAATTCAGTGTTATCAGCAGCCTTCAATGTGACAGGTTCAGCAAATTCCCCTCTTTGGTCAAACAATGGAACTTGAAACAATTCAGTGCCCCATTCCCAAGTGGAAACTTTACCGGACACTACCTTAAAATCCTCTTTTCCTTGCTTCCCATAGTTCTCCATTAGAACACCGGCATAATTAGGGGCTACTCTTTCGCATGAAGCAAATACCACTAAGGTCATACAGACCAACATTAGATTAATCAATCTTTTCATTCTTCAAATTTTTAATTAGTTTATAAACGAAATAAATCACTGTGGCTGATATTATTACCACGCCCAGCCAAGCGTTGAGGTGATTGAATATTCTGTTTCCGATAGATACTCCGACTACCAGAAACAGAATTAAATAAATTTGCTTTCTCATTGTTACACCTCAATGATTACGATGTCAGGTGCAACACCTTTGATTGCTTCAACCTGTTTGTCAATCACCTTATTCTTGTATTCTTCAATGGCCTCATTCGCACCGGCAGAAACCAAAGAAAGGGAAACTTCCCGTCCGTCCACATCGGCGTAGATTTCAACTTCGATTTCTTCACAGGCAAAACCTTTGAAAAGAGGGATATTCAGTTTGAACGATTTTGGCAGATTGGAATCAACCACTTGAGAATAGTTATCCGTCTTGTTTCCGTTTTCCTCTTTACTACGTTCTATATCCTGGTTTACTTTCGCCTTGAAATTCTTCAAAGTAGAAACCAGCATCATGTTCTGTGATTTGTCTTTGAAGAAAGCACGGTGCATCTTGAAGAACTGGGATAACTTAATAGGTTCCCATTTCCTTTCCGCATTGATACCGAACTCCTGCATTTCCTTTGAAGCCTGTAAAACTCCACTAATTACTGTCTGGTAATAATTGGTTTCATCAATAGTCAAAGCCAGACACATCTTATCACGGTTCACAATGATATTGGCCGATTTCTGATTAATCAGTTCGACACGCTTTTCCAGCCATCTGAAGGGTGCTTCTATCGTTCCATTGATAACTACTCTCTCCGGTTCTTTCGGGTCAAGGGCTACGGATGCTTTACCTTCTCTCAATACTACTTCGATGGGGGTACCATTGTACTCTTTCGGTACTACCAAATTGATTTTGTTTTCACTCATGATTCTGTTCCAGTTTTACGGTTAATACTAAATACTGTCTTCTGCATTTCTTGTGGCATGATTGGGCGGCTATAAACCAGTTCACCTAACTTGTTGTAGAATCCTACCATCTTTTCTTTATGGTATAGGAATTTTGCACATTCTTCATTCTCGACGAACTCCGAACCTCTTTTGATGTGGTCCAAAAGTTCCTGTTTTTCTTCATTCAAAGGCTTTAGGCGTTCTTTGAAACTCTCCATAGCCTCTTTCTTCTCCATCTCGACATCGTTGATGGTGATAGATACCTCAGCCAATGTTTCTTTCTTCTGAGCCAGTTCTTCGGGGGTGAATCTGTGGGTGTAGCCGATTTTCTCCACTGCATCGGCGTTGTCCTGAAGGAACTGCCATCGTTCCTGCTCAGGAATGTCTTGTCCTAAAAATTTGTCCATAATTATCTATAACTTTTTACACCGAACCTATTATAAATCTTTTTAGCGGTACCCATACCATTATAAACAGGGATGAAACTTCTTTGTAAGGCCTTCTCTCTTTGATGAATGCCGCTTGAATTAGGATTAATTGACTTCTCTGGATTAAAGAATCTTGCTACATCTTGGGGAAATTTTCTTTTTTTCATAATCTCAAAATTTTAGATAAACTCTTTATTACGTTCGATTTCTTGTTGTGCAAAAATTAGCATCTGCTGTTCGTTGGCAGCATATCTTACGGTTTATAATCTCGTTTATATATCCATCTATATCCTCCAGCTGTTGAATGCTTTTTTACAGCACGCCATATGCCACCATGATGAATACCAGTCTGCCTTTCTGCTTCATTTGTTGAGGGATATTCATTAACAAAATTGCCGTCTAAATCCAACTGTACGACAGGTATAGAGCATTTACCATTTTTATTGGCATTACCTATTTTTTGAGAATGCTCTTTTGATAGATGTTTTCCATAAAAATGATGTTTTGCTCCTATTTTGCATTCACTCAATCTCTTTTTAGTAATCGGGTTATTTTGATTTTCCTTTATTGTTACCCATCTTAGATTTTCAACTCTATTATCCGTTCTATTTCCATTTATATGGTCTATACACGTCTTTCTTAATACATTTTCAATAAAGGCGGCTGCAACAAGCTTGTGAATAGGAATTGTTTTCCCTTTACTGTTCTTTTTTAAACAAACTGTTAAATAGCCATACTTATTAGGTCTTGGTTTGATACTAACTCCTTTTCTGAAAATAACTTGTTTATTTTTTAGATAAGGAGCATCATACCATCTGTCTTTTGACCTGACATTGCCTTTATTGGATACTTGGTAATATTCTTCATACCCTATAATATCCTTCCAAACTTCTTCCATAAGAATAGTTTTATAAAAATTCTTTATTATTTTCTATTGCCTGTTGGATATGGATTAAAAAATCACGTTCAGAACTACTTGGTAAGTAAATACCGGCCACAGATGCGCTCCAGTTACGAAAGCGGTCAATGCTCAAAGTCATTTCACCTGTTGTCAGTTCTGCAGAACTTCGCAGATAGGTTACTTCCTTGCCTTTCTTGTTGACCGTCTTTCTCTCAAACAAATCACGGTTGCAAGTCCTTTTGTAGAAGTCTATCTTTGCTTCATCAAGGCTGCAACCGTACTCACTGCCGAAATACCCTAAAAGCAGATGCAAATAGCTGTTCTGGGATAGCGTGCGGTTAGGGAGCTTCTTTCTCACTTCCACAACTGCATGCTCCTGGAACAGCTTGTTTACATAAGCCTTGAACTTGGGTATATCGTATTCATTCTTCAGATTGAATATGCTCATAGGCTAGAACGGTAAGTCATCTTTGGGATTTCCATTCGCATCTACATCAGGTGGAAACGCCTGTGCCATGGTTGGCGTTTGTGTCGGTGCCGGTTGCTGTGCTGGCACGGATGCTGGCTGGTGCATTGGCTGACGGCCTTCCAGTTTATAGCAGCGGATGGACACCATGCGTTTTAGTTGTCCGTCCTGATTTGTCCATTCCCGACCTTGCAGGGAAAAGGAAACCGTTATTACATCACCGGTTCTGAACTGGTCAAGTTCGGCACATTTGTCACCACTTACTTCAAGTGGCAGGACGTTCTCGTACTGGCTTCGTTCACCTGTATAGGGGTCATAGGTTGTGGCATCAAGAATAAATTCACGTTTCACAAACGGGTTGCCACCGCTTTTGGATGGGATTTCTTGGGGCTGGCCAATATAGACCAGCCGTCCGGTTATTTGATTAGGCATAATATATAGATAGAAGATTTGACGAATTAACTCTAATATCCATCAGAATTTTTCGCCGTTCATTTGTTATCAATGCGTAGGCACAATCTCTAGTAAGATAGGTCAGAAGTCCATTTTGTTCACCTCTAAGCTCATAAATCCTTCCATTGTATTCAATTTCATCCATTTATCTAGTCTTCTGCAAAAATTTTCTTATCGGTTATCAAATCTCTGTTGTCATTCAAGAACCGGATAAAGTCCTCACAATGATTTATAAGGATAGGTATATCCCGTGCCGGTACGAAAGTGTAGCTTTCAGTATAGGTTGATTTGAAGTCCGTAACATTATACTCAAATGACCTTACATCACTTCCGTTCTGCATCAGACAGTATGGATAAACCATGTGCTGCCAGTGGTCTTTGAACTTACCTACATAGTAACTTCCGGTAGTCTTGATGTCATGTACTGACATCGGCATCAGTTCATCTATATAACCATATAGAAGAACTCCTCCGAAGCATGTTGGCAAAACTGCTTCAACCCGTTGCTGGGTCAAGGCCCCTTTGTAATAGTCTGCAAACTCACGGCAGATTGAGATAGGGAAATCGAACTGACGGCATTTATAGGTGGCTCTCAGCCCGACCAATGTCTGTCTGCCATCCTGCATGTCTGACAATAGTCTTTCCACCTGTACCTTGTCTGATTTCCTGTTTTCAACCATACAGTCGACTACCTCATTGAAAGCCGTTCCCTTGTCGGCTGCTTCACTATCAAACGGGACACGGTTTATAGTGTCAATCAGGCTCTGAAACTGCTGCTGTCTGAACTCTTCGGGGGTATGTGGGGGATTCTCACTGAATCCCCAATACCTTTCCCAGATGGCATCACTTTTCAGATAGCTTGTAAAGGCATCCAAAAGTGTAGCATAGAACTTGAATTTAGGCTGCTTTGTCTGCATAAGTCTTTGTCTCTTTATCGAATACCAGCCCGAGAGCTTTTACTTTTGCTGAAAACAGATTTCTGGCCATATTCAAGGAACTGCCTACATGCTCAAACTCATTAATTCTTGACGCAAACTCATTTGCAGAACTGGCATCAGTAATAAGTTCGATGTTCTCTTTGATTTCAGCTATGACCTTATCATACCTTGCAGCTTCTTCTTTCTTTACCTGCAACATGCTCAGGTAGGGCATAATTACCTTTGCAGTGATAAAGTCGTTCTTGGCAGTGGGATTTCCATTCTTGTCAAGAATTGTAGGCACCTGCATCAGTCCCGGCAAATTGCAGGTGTTTTTCCCGTCATTTCTTGATGTGGGGTCAAATGTGATTGTACGCTTCTGCACACCGTTCTCATTGCGCATTTCCAGATACCCCAGCAAATCAAGTTCCGTAACAATAGAGTTGTACGATTTTTCTCTTAAAGCAGGTATGAACACGGTGTCGTCACCTTCTTTCCGAGTGTCACGGTGGGCCACAAACACTACGTTCTTGTTAAGTGATGAAAGGGTTCGTGTCATCCATGAGAACTCAGCGTTGATACCTCCCCAGTCCTTGATTTGCGGCTGTCGTGTACCGCATTTGTAAGAAATGATGAAATCCATCATCTTTCCGATGGTGTCCACAACTATTGTCTGATAGGCCGAAAGGTCTTCCTGCAATACCTGTTGTACATCCTGCCATGAACTTACCTGTACGATGTCTATACCGTCCAGATGTGCCATATTCACACGTTTCACACCATTGTCAAAGTCGAGCAGCAGCGGTTTCGGTGCGCTCAATGCTACTGTTGTCTTACCCATACCTGCCTGACCGTAAATCATCATCTTAACGGTGGAAGGAATTACTAATTCATTGGATTTCTTAATCAAACTCATAACGCAATAGTTTTAAAGTAATATATTAATACATCAATTTTGCATGTTTTATCACGTCCCAGGCATTACAAGCCCATCTGCTGTGTGGCACGCCTTCTTTGGTCTTGTATCTTATTCTTCCGGATTCGCACAACTCTTTCAGCCTTTTGAGACCGCCTACTATCGAAGCTGCTTCGTATTTCCCGAAAGACTTGTTGTTTAAGACGATTTTCAATACATCTTCGTTTATCATAAGCATTTTATTTTAAGCAGATAATTGCCGAAAAACCCGGATACTCTGTTGCTGATACCCGGTATTTCACGTCCATTTTGTTTTTAAGTGTCCCGATCAAGCGGAGGTCACGATTGCGGCGTGATGCCTCCAGTTTGATTCCGGTATGCCGTTTCTTGTCATAGGGAACCTTGTAGATGTCCCCTTTCTTCATTTCATCAAAAAGACGTACTGTCTGGTAGTTTTCGTCTACTGTAATTTCTCTAACCATAGTTTAAGTATTTGATTGTTTGCTGGCAGAACGGGACTTGAACCCGTGACTTCCATGCTAACCCTTACATGGTGTTCTACCGCCTGAACTATCTGCCAATAAAAATGCCGGACTTTCATAGCCCGGCATCTACCCATTTTCTATAACCCATAAAAACTAATCGACTAAGACAACCAGCGATTTGACCATGTTCTTGAAGTTGTCAAACTTCGATTCAATCTTTTTCTTTTCTTCCATATAATACAGCATTGATTTTTTGTATTCCTCTGATTCGCGTTGCAGATTCTGTGTGTATGCCACGAGTTCATCATGCGTCATACCCTGTAATTCCTCATTTGTTTTCATGTCTATTCTTTTTAATGTTCTTGATTTCGGTTTCTATCTCCTTGTCGAACAGCTCCCGTCTGTCCAGTTCCCTTGAGCGTGCCGCCAGAATGGCACTGATGTCCGCAAATTCATCGCAGATGCTCTTTATTACCTTTTGAAGCTCTTCCATCCTTATCCATTTTATAAGCGGCCCAGAAGCCAGTTATTACAAACCCTGAAAATCCAATCCAATAGACCGGATTCAAATCCTGATTGAAGTGCATTACCAGAACGGACAATGCACAGAGAAAAAGTTGTATTTTCATAACCGTGTGTATTAAATATCGTTCCCGTGGGCGTTCCGGTGGTTGCCTTACTGCTTATCAAAGGTCTGGTAAGCCACGGGTATATATAGTTCATGCTGGTGTCTAATCAGTGAAGATTGTCTTTGTAGCCGGCCTACGGCCACCTGCAATCGTATAAGTGTCTTTTTGTTATCTGTGTGATTCGTATGCTGCGTTTGCTTAGTGCAGCCCTTTACTCATACTCTTTTCACACAGCCGTTATCGCTACTCAGTCGTCCGTTTCACGTCAGGCTTAACGGTAAGCCTAAATTTCCATCATGTCAAAGAACCAATCAAGTAGAACCCTGCCCGATTCTCGCTATCGGTTGCCGTTCAGTCCGTCAGCAGGGTAGGTGAGTTACCAGTGCGTCACTGCCATGCCTTGTGATAACTGAAGGTTAATGTAGTCCATGCCATCATCTTCAGGCAGGTTGTATTCTTCAAGAAGGGCTTCGTATTTGTCCACCTCTTCAGTAAGTGCTTTGATGTATTCTTGCTTGCTGTCAGCATTGAAAGCCCTGCGTAAAGTTTCTTCATCTGCGTTGTAGGCGAAATTCAGGTCTTTGTTCAGCCCGTCAAGTTCTTCTTCGATTTCGTGGCGTGTCATAGTCATGCGATGTTTAAAAGGTTGTCAAATTTTATATTTCCATTGATAGCCACCAGCCGTTGTCGTTTTTCCGATACAGCAGCAATAGATGTTTGAAACACTTACACCTGTTCTTCGTGAGGCTTCATTCAAGCTCTTATATTCTGCTATAACTTCACCATCTATAATCTGCAAACATGCTTTTTGATTGTACATTGGTTTGCCATTTCTCAGCGTCTTGTGATAATGTTCTGTATTTTCGTGTGGTGTACACCATTCAAGATTTTCTAATCTATTATCCATTTTATCGCCATTGATATGATTGATATACTCTTTTCCTTTTACCTTTTGAAGAAATGCTTTTGCCACAATCCGGTGGACACTCTTTGTATAGCCAATTCCATTCTTATATATCGTTACCATGGCATAGCCATTTCCATTTTTTGATGGTGTAATTTCTTTGAATATTCTACCATCAGAAGAGACGAAATAATCTGTCTCTTCTTCATTGTTTGATTCGAAAACTATTCTTTTTATATCCATTATGCTATGTTCAATAAGTTGGCTTTTTTAAATGATCGCCAAGATTGTTTTTCGGTATCAAAGTATATTGCTACTGTGTCATTCTTCTTTCTGCTTTCACCTGATGTGGCTGGTATCAGATTTTCTTTCAGCGTGCCGTAGGCTTCACGAACAGAACCATCTACCTTTTTGAAGTAGAACTTTACGATTCTTTGCTTCATTGCAGCTTTCAGCTTCATGTTTGCCCAGGCGCATTTCATTGCTTCACTCATAGAGAAACCGTTTCTCTTTACCAACTGCCATGCAAGGCTCATAATCTCGTGTAATAAATTCTTTTTCATAATCGTGTGAGGGTTAGTTGTTTTTTACTATATTTGTTTCGTACCTAAGTTTCGATATGCAAATATAGATATAATATCTAATATTGCAATCTGTAAATCTAATTATATTTAGATATTAACTCTAATTAACGCGAAATATGGATTTAAAGGGCAGATTAATTGAATTTATTGAATATAAAGGTCTATCTGTGCAGTCTTTTGAGCTTCAGTGTAGTCTCAGCAATGGTGCTGTTTCAAAAATGGGTAATAATACAAGAAGAAGTACAATAGATAAAATATCTAAATCGTATCCAGAACTAAACACAAATTGGCTGCTCACAGGTGAAGGCAGTATGTTATTAAATGGTCTTGATTCAGTTCCTAAAAAGAGTTTTACTGAAGGTGTACCTTATTATAATGTGGATTTTATAGGAGGGTTTGATATTGTCTTAAATGACCAGACTGCAAAACCTGAATACTTGATAGATTTCAAGAAATACAATGAAGCTACTTGCTGGTGTAATGTTACAGGCCATTCAATGGAACCTGAGATAACTCATGGAGATATTATTGCGTTAAAGAAAATAGAAGATAAGTCTTTTCTTCCATTAGGTGAAGTGTATGCAATAGTGACAACCAACGGAATGCGAACAATCAAGAGATTAGGCCCTTCAACCGATCCGAAATGCTATACGCTGGTTCCTACAAATAAATCTCCGGAATATGGTATTCAGGAACTTCCTAAGAATATGATAGAACATATATATCAAGTTCTTGGCTGTATGAAAAGATTATAAATAATTTAT